ACATAATTATGCAAGATAAAATTAAAGAAGACTTGTTTTACAAGGAAGAGTTTAACTTCAGTTACTCTTCCTTAAACAGGTTATTATTTTCACCAAAACTCTTTTATAGAGAATATATCCTTAAAGAAAGGGAAACCAAGATGGAAAAACATCTGATAGAGGGTAGGTTAATACACCTACTACTATTAGAACCAGATAGGTTTGATGAAGAATTTGTTATGTCACCATTAAAGATGCCTACAGATTCAGTCAAAAAAATATTAAGAAATGTTAGTAGTAAAATTACTGACCCAAATAATTATATGAAGCTAAAAGATTTAGATGTTCAGATACTAGAAGCTTTGAAAGAGGAGAATCTGTATCAATCATTTAAGGAAGATCAAAAAAGATTAGATAAAATAATAACAGAAGAAAGTGAAGCGTATTTTAAATTTCTACAAACAACAGGTAAAACTATAGTTGATGCAGATACATTTGCACGTTGTATGGATCGTGTTGTTATAATCCGGGCTAATGATGATGTAACTAAGTTACTAATGCAAGAAGCTACTGATTTTGAAATGGATACTATACAGGTGCACAATGAGAAGTTTTTAGATTGTAAATTAAATGATTATAAATTTGGATTAAAAGGTTATGTTGATAAGTATATAATTGATGATGAGTCAAAGACAATAACTATTGTAGATCTTAAAACTACTGCAAAACCATTAGAAAACTTTGCAGAAACAGTGGATTTTTACAATTATTGGCTTCAAGCAGCTATATATTCACTACTTGTTGTTAAAAATGTTGATGAAAATCAACAGAAATACAAAATTATTTTTAAATTTGTTGCTATAGACAAGTATGATCAAGTATATGTCTTTCCTGTATCGGAACAAACATTAGTGAGATGGATGACATCTCTGAAAGAAGCATTACAAGAAGCAAATTATCACTACAGTGAAAGAAAATATGACTTGCCATATGTGTTTGCTAAAGGTAATGTAACACTATGAAACAAATTTATAAATCTTATTTTCAAAAGAGCAAAGTATTCTTATACCCTTTACTAAGAATTAAAAAGGGTATAAGATTTGTTCCTGCAGAGACATATATAACTTGGAGTCATGATCTTATTGACTCTAAAAATGTATTAATATGTGCCTATCAAATTAGTAAAATAACTAAGAATGAACAAGAGGCAAAAACTAAACAAGAGTTTAATACATTTGTTAAAGAACATTTAGAGACTAATGAGTTTTACCACTCAAGACACTTTACAGATAACTTAGATATAATTGTATTTGATTTAAGTTACTTTAAACACGACATAAAAATGTTTAGAGAAGGTAAGTATTCAAAGTTTTCTAGATTAACTAAAGATATTATATTAGATTTTTTTGGTGATATAGGAACTATATCTAAGTATATGGAAAGTTATTTATTTCCAGAAAAATATTATGATGTTTATTCTGATATTTTAAATGTACCTATATCTCTGTTAGCAGAAACTATAGAGCTATGTGATAAACCAGATTTAGATAAAGAAGATTTTAAAAAACAAGTATTAGAACTTCAATTATTTAAATAATTTATTATATTTGCTTTTTAAACAATATACTATGAGCGAAAAAATTGGCAAAAATATGATATTAATAAATGCACCAGACTTTCAAAGTATGGCTAAAGCATTTAAGATGATACCTGTAACCAACAGCTGTCCTTTTGTTGAGTGTATATACTCAGAAAAAGATAATGTAATGGCAGTTATCACTAAAACAATGAAGCAATCTTACCATATGGTGGCTAAATTGGATGACAATGGTGATCCTATTAAAGCAAAAAGTAAAAGACCAAATGGTAAAGAATACAAAGAAGAAAGAAGGTTAGTTGATACTTTCTCAGAATTCTATTTGCTTACCCCTGCAGAGATTGAAGGATTTGTAGAATCTTTTGCAATCAATTCAAAAACATTTGATTATAAGTCTTTCTTATATCCTAAAGAGGATAAAGATAAAATTATTTCGGTTGGAAAACCTGAAATAGTTGAGAAAGCATAGGTTTAGGACAACCTTAAATGTCCTATCTTTGTTTTTCATGTAGGGAGCTGGTTTGTGTGACGGCTCCCTATTTTTTTACATTAAATTTAATTATATGAATCATTGGGTAATGGATTATGAAACATTATCTAATTGTTTTGTAGGTGTATTTACACATTACAAAACTGAAGAGACTAAAATCTTTTCAATATGTAAACTACAAAATGATTTTGATAAGTTCATAGAATTCTTAAAAGAAAATATACGGAATAAAGAGTGGCATATATCCTATAATGGATTAGCATTTGATGCACAGATCACTCACTATATAATAAAAGATTATGAGAATTTAAAACTCATGGATGGAGAAGAAATTGCTCAAGAAATTTATAATTGTGCACAAAGATGCATAGAAAAAAGTAATGCTCATGAATTTCAAGAATTTCCTGAATGGCACATGTCTATTAAACAAATAGATGTATTTAAATTAAATCATTGGGATAATATGGCTAAAAGATCTAGTCTTAAATGGATAGAATATACTATGGACTGGGATAATATCTTAGATATGCCTATACACCATGAAACAGATATAAATACACAAGATCAATTAGATCTAATTATTAAATATTGTATTAATGATGTAAAAGCAACTAAAGAGATATTTAATAGATGTAAACCTTTAATTGCATTAAGAAAAAATTTAACTGAAAAATATAATATTAATTTGTTTAGTGCATCTGAACCAAGAATAAGTAAAGAAATCTTTGCATACTATCTTAGTAAAGAACTAGACATGCCAAAATATGAAGTTAAAAAGTTAAGAACATTTAGAAATGTAATTAAAGTTAAAGATCTTATATTAGACTATACTAAGTTTGAGACACTTGAATTTAAAACTTTATTAGAGAAATTTAAAACAGTGGAAGTAAATCCTAATTATACTAAAGGAGGATTTAAATCTTCTGTTAAATATAAAGGTGTAAAGACTGACTTTGGATTAGGTGGTGCTCATGGTGCTACTAAAGCTGGAGTGTATGAGTCTAATGATGAAAAAGTTATAATGTCTTCAGATGTTACTAGCTTCTATCCTAACTTAGCTATTGTTAACAAATATTCTCCTGCACATATACCTAAAGAAAAGTTTTGTGAACTATATGAATGGTTCTTTACAGAAAGAAAAAAAATTCCTAAGAGTGATCCTATGAACTATGTATATAAAATTATACTTAATAGTACATATGGTCTTAGCAATGATAAAAACTCTTTTTTGTATGATCCACAGTTTACTATGTTTATTACTATTAATGGTCAACTTACACTAATGATGTTGTATGAAATGATTATGACTAGAATACCTGAAGCAACTGCTTTAATGCAAAATACTGATGGTGTTGAGACTATAATCCCGCGGAATAAAGTAGACTTATATATGGAGATCTGTAAAGAATGGGAAGAGATTACCAATCTTAACCTAGAACATGATCAGTATAGTAAACTAGTGTTAGCTGATGTCAATAACTATATAGCTGTTGACACCAATGGTAAAGCTAAATGTAAAGGTAGATTTGAATATGAAGGGTTAGCCCTTCATAAGAACAAGTCTAAAATGATCATTCCAAAAGCACTGTATGCTTACTTTGTTGATGGAACTTTACCTGAATATACAATAAAACACAATAGAAATATTCTTGATTATTGTATAGGAGGTAAATCTAAAGGAGCATGGAGACAACATGCTATATATGTTAAAAATGGAATTGCAAAAAAAGATGAATTACAAAAAATAAATAGATATTATATTTCAAACAAAGGCTGTAAAATAGTAAAAATAAATAAAAATGATAAAAGAGAAATTCAACTAGAATCAGGCCAATGGGTACAAACTGTAATGAATCAATTAGAACACAAAACGTTCTCAGACTATAACATTAATGAAAAATATTATCTAAATGCAATTGAGAAAGAAATAAATAACATAATTGGTGTAAAAACTAACCAACTAGATTTGTTTCAATAAGTTTTATTATTATATTTGTAATTAAGTCCAAGGGGGTCAAGGTTCCATTCGTGCACGGCCCCCCTATGGCAACTAAAACCAATAAATTATGGGATACACAAGACCAACAACTACTACAAAAGATTTGTTAGTGGCAGCACCACTACCTAATCATGGAAAAACTTATACGGTTATTCCTCATAAAGATGTCATAGATATTACTAAAACTCTATTAGGCAACAATGGATTCAGAATCACAAAAGAACTTTACAGAGCAAATATGAATGCTAAAGTAGCACAAGGAGTATATCACCTTGCTTCTACTAAAGATGAAGAAATGGGAATGATGTTTGCTTGGACTAACTCTTATGATAAAAGTACACGTTTTCAGTGTGCTGTAGGAGCTTTCGTAAATGTATGTAGCAACGGTATGTTATGTGGAGACATGGCAAACTATGCTAGAAAACATACAGGTAAAGCAGATCATGATATTCATACTCAAATAAGTTCACAAATTAAATCAGCTAATAAGTATTTTGACAAGTTAATTGATGATAAGAATAAAATGAGACAAGTATTCTTACCTAAAAAACAACAAGCTGAATTAGTGGGCAGATTATTTTTAGATGAAGAAATCATTGATGCATCACAAGTTTCTGTTATTAAAGCAGAGATGAAAGATCCATCTTATCATTATTCAGCAGATCTTAATAATGCATGGACATTTTATAATCATGTTACACATTCTTTTAAGAAGTCACATCCACGTACTTGGATGAGTGATCAAGTAAAATTTCATGAGTTTATGACTGCAGAACTATTAAGTCAATCTGGTTTACATCAAACGGATAAAAACTGGATAGATTTAAATGGTAATGGGCACATAAATGATGGAACATTATTAGGATCAGATTGGGATGCTGATATGGAAGCTCAAGAATATGATACATTTGATGAATTTAAAATATGACATTAGTCACTAGAGATATTAGAAAAAGTCTGAAGATTAGACCTTCGGGTAGATCTACAGACTTTATATCTCCAAGCTTTGGTTGGGGATGTTTATATGATTGTTCATATTGTTATATGAAAAGGCACAAGCCTGAAGGATTATCAATAGCAACAAATGCAAACCAAATACTAACAGAGATAAACAACCATTCTATATTTGCAAAACTAGAAACAAAAAAACCAAATCAAACACATCCAAAATATATTACATATGATATTAGTTGTAATGAAGACTTTGCTCTTCATTGTAAGTACCATAATTGGCAATTTATATTTGATTTTTTCAAGTATAATGAAGATATAATGGGAAGCTTTGCAACTAAGTATGTTAACAAAGAATTACTTAAATACAATCCAAACAAGAAGATTAGAATACGTTTCAGTATGATGCCTGAAAAGAAACGTGCATTACATGAACCTAACACATCAACAATATTAGAAAGAGTACAAGCAATAGATAAGTTTAAAGAAGCAGGATATGATGTTCATATTAACTTTAGTCCCATATTAGTTTATGAAGGCTGGTTAGATGACTATGAAGAGTTATTTGCTTTAATAAATAACAATGTAAGATATGAAGAGGGTGTTTATGCTGAGTGTATATTTTTAACACACAACAAGAATAAACATTACAAAAACTTAATAGATAATAAAGAAAAACAAGAAGTAGATTTGTGGACACCTAGTCTACAAGAGAGTAAAACATCACAATATGGAGGTAGAAACGTTAGATATAAACATAAATTAAAAGAACAGTTTATTGATGCATTTATAAAAGAACATGATAACGTAATACCTTGGAATAAAATTAGATATATATTTTAAAATGGGAAAATTTTTATTAGATTGCATTAAGATGATTAGCGGTTCTATATTACTAATTATCATTATAATATTTTGGGTTATAGCATTAACTTTAACCACTTTAACTGAATTAATCACCAACATTGAGTTAAGATTAACAAGAATAATGAAAAAATGTTTTGGTGAAAAACTTTAACTTTTAATTAATTACGTATGGATTTAGAAAAAATGATTTCTATGGAGGAACCAAGTGTTCCTAATAATGTGAATGAGGATGGCATGCCAAATGTTGATCCTGAAGTCTTAAGAAAGCTTGAAAAAGAGGCATGACTTATGACAAATTCATGGAACTTCTAGAACAGAGGTTCACTAAAACTAGAGAAACTTATGCTGTAAAAATGAACGAATATGCTACTGACCTAGATGTATTCCAATCATTTAAAAAAGGTGTAGGTTTTTCTTTTCATGATACACCAGAAGGTGTAGCTTGGGAATATGCTTGCAAACATTTTGAATGTATTAAAACCATTATAAGCAAATGTCCCGGAGAGGTCCCAACAGATGAACTGTTAGAAGAAAAAATAGGAGATGCCATAAACTATCTTATAATTCTTGAGGGGCTTATAAAAGAAAGAGGAGATCAATAGTCTCCTCTTTTTTTATCTTCCTTGTCCTCTATAGGGTTTCTTGTAACCGTTTTGAGATTTACTAGCATTCTTACTATGAACACCTTTTCTTTTTGTTGTAGAATTACTTCTAAAGGTAAATGTATTTTTTAATGCCATTATCTATAGAATTTACCATTTTTGTCTATTTTAAGACCACCACCTTTACTTTTCATACCTGGAGCTGTTTTACCACCTCTAGCTTTAACAGGACCACCTTTCTTTTCAATTGAGTAATTCATGTTTGGTTTAAAGTTAGGATTTTTTGTACTGTCAAGATTAACTCTTGTGTTATCCATTTGATAAGTGTTAAGGTCAGTATCAAAATTATAGTATTCTACAGCATTTGTATCTATTTTTTTTGTACCGTCTCCCCTTTTTAACAAGTAATAAGCTAAAAGTGCATTACCACCTAAAAGTGCTGTTTTTCCTTTATTTCTTAATGCTAACTTAACAGGATCTACAGTAAGATTTTTTACAGAAGGTAATTTTATATTTGGATTATAGTTAAAAGCTCTATTAAAAAATCCTGGTTCCTTTTTTACATTTTCTTTTTTTGCACCTTTACCTGTATTTTTACCTGTACCTGTATTTTTACTACTAAAACTACTAGTTTCACGATTTACTTTAAATCTATTATCAAGAGTACCATCAGCTTTATATATAAGTTTGCTATTGTTTTGGAAAGCCTTAGCTGCAGCTTTCCAATTTTTAGGATTAAACATTTTGAAGAATCCAGTTTGTGCTTTAGGTAATTGTTTTTTTATCTTTTTCATTTTTTAAATTTTTCAGCAGTTCTACCACCAAAATAGGCACCTATTACTGTTATTAACACTAATTGTAGAAGATCTGTCCACTTTTCTTCTACTTCAAATTTAACTGCACCAGCATCAATAAATATTAATAACATAGTACATACAATTAAAAATATAAGAACCATAGGTCTTACATTTTTGCTTAACCAGGAGTCTGAGTTCATATCTGCTGACCAGCGGTCAGTTATATTCTGCTCCATCTTAGCCTCATGGCTCATAATGAGCTCTTTTAGTTTTCTTTTGGCATCTAGTTTTTCTTCATCTGTTGTTACTAAATTATCTATCACACCACCAACTGATTCTACAAGCTGACTTCCTGCGCCTGAAAAAATCTTTTTTAGTATACTCATATTTTATTATTTCATTTTCTTTTTAGATCCACCATACCTTTTTTTCTTCATTGTGCCACCATACCTTTTTTCAATTTTCAAAGTCTTTCTTATGTCTGTTATATCTTTTGGACTATCACTTAGAATTTTAATAAACTTTCCATCAGGACCAAATTTATAACCACTTTCTCCTGCTCTATTTACACCTAGAAAAGCTGGGTTATCTTTAATAAGACTACTCTTTGTATCTTTCTTCTTAAATAGATTTTTAAGTGCACTACCAATTTTTTTAGCACCTGCTTTAAAAAATCCAGCCTGTGCTTTAGGTAGATCCATACTTCTCATAAAACCACCACCTGGCATTTTGTTTAGTCCACCACCGTCTTTCATCATACCTGGTACTTTCATTCCTCTTTCATTCATTACTGGGCCACCTGCATACTTCATCATCTTTTTATACATAGAACCACCGTACATGTATGTGTTTTTCATAGGTTCAGTTGTATTACCATCCTTATCTAAATCTAAAAAATCTGGTTTAGAACCACCTTTTTTATACACTGACTTTGGCATTTTGGCGTTTGATCCACCTTTCATCATTTTCTTTTTGGATCCACCATACATTTTCTTTTTTTTCATTGTACCTCCGTACATTTTTTTCATTGAGTGTTTCATAATTTAATCTTTTATATATTTAATTTTACCATTCTCTATATAAACTCCCATTGGTCTTCTTATTTGATTACCTTGAAGATCATATAGTATATTATTACCAAAAGATTTATCTAAAATCTCTTGAACTCCTGAGTTAGAACTTATAAGTGCATCTTTAAATTCTATCTCTACAATAGTATCCTGCATCAATAACTCTTCGGTTACATACACTTCTACATATTCTACTCTGCATTCGGGTACATGTATGTGTAGTGTATCAACTGTAACTCTCTCAACAAATTCTATAACAGGCACAACTAGTGTGTCAGCTACTGCGTTTGATACATAAACAAACTCAGTTACATTTTGTACATGTAGTGAGTCAAGTGTCAAAGACTTATAATAAGCTGTATCTACAAAGTATACACTTATATTCTCTACTACATCTATTGGTCTTACATCTTTATCCTGCCCATAAACTAGTGCGGTTAGTGCTAGTAATAAAAATGTAATTAGTTTTTTCATAATATACCATTTGGTCCCACTGCCCCTCCGTAATTTTTCTTATTTAACTTTTCTAACTTCTCTTTTAGTTTATTCATTTTTAATGTTATATCTACAACTTTTTTACCGCCTTCATCCCATGCAGGTTGTTCAAAATAACCTTGAGGTATGCCCTGAAGTTCTTCTCTTTTAGAGGTAAGCTTATTAATCTTATTGCTTATTCTTTTCTTTCTAAGTTTATTAAATATTTTCATAATACTCCGTTTGGTCCTATTGCTCCTATTGATCCTCCTCTTTTAAGATCTAATTTTAATTGTTCAGCTTTGGGATTTTTTTTAACTTTTTTTGAAAAGCTACTAATTTTCTCTCCTCTATAACCACCTGGTCCAAAAAATCCTTTTTGATTTAATAAGTTTTTCTCTTTAACAAATTTTTGAAAGCTTTCATCAAGACTTCCTGGAACAGGGCCTGTATTCTTAGCTGCTTTACTTCCTTTAGTAAAAAGATTTTTTAAAAGTTTTATTACTCCTGGCATAATTATTTAATTTATAATATTCCATTGGGACCCACGGCTCCTCCATGTTTTTTACCTGTTAATTTATCAATATTTTTATTGTGTTTAAGCCATTCTTGTTGACGGTTTGCTATTGCTTCTGGATCAGTAAAATCAACACCTTTAAATCTTTGTCTAAATTCAAGAGTTTGTTTTTTACCTTCTGGAGTCTTGCTGAATGCTATAGTTTCATCAGCTAGTTTTTCCATATCTCGCTTTTTAAAAATTCTCTTTATTAAATTTTTTATTATTCTTCCTGCTCCTGGCATAATTATAAAATTTTATTTGGGCCCACAGCTTGTTTAACTGGTGAATGATATTCTCCACCACAAAACATAACTGATCCACCACAAGCTTTCTTTTTTCTTTTCTTAGCTATTTTTCTCAAGGTATTAGCTAAATTACACCTTTGTTTTGCTTTAGTAGAAGGTGGTGTCTTACAGTATTCTGTAATACTTTTACCCTCTCTCTTAGCTGCTGCTGTTAGAGATCCCGGTTTCTTTATTGCATCTTGTATCCATTTTTTTGCCATAACTTTTAATCTCCAAAAGGTACATCTTCATTTAAATCAGATGGTTCTTCACAAACATTAGAGTGAGAGCCATCACAGTGTCCGTTAGGATCTGAAGTTGTTCCACATACACAGTCTTTAGGAAGGTACTTATCATACATACCTTCCTTAACTGTTTTTACAAACAATGCAAATTGATCTTTGGTGAACTCAGTATAACCTTCGTCATCACCTCCAACAATAACTTTGTCTGAGTCTTTGGAAATGTCAATTGCAGGACAGCTTTTACAGCTTGCACAAAATGTCATCTGAGCTCTTTGATCAGTGACCATAACGTTTTTTAATCCTTTCATCATAACATTATCTTTTAATAACTTTATAACTTATTACAGCAACAGCTGCTACTATAACACATATTGGGCACGGACACATTATATTTCAAATCCAAAGTTTAATACTATAAACCTGAAGCTTTTCTTCGGGTTCCAATTTAATTCTAATAGGGTTAATACCCCAAATCTAAATGTGAAATTAACAATATTCTTCTTGTTACCTTCACGCCAACTGTTTATCCAGTTCATATAAATACGGTTTTGGTTATATAATAATATACAAAAAAATACCTAGAAATTAAAGAATGATATAATTTATTCCAAACTTGAAGTCATGCCAATCTCTATTCCAATACTTATTGTATTTACCTTCAATAAAGATTCCAAGGTTCCTGTTAATCTTGTATCCAAAGATTAATCCTCCAGAATAATCTATCCAGTTACCACCATTGAAATTATGATATGAGTATTCACCCCCGGTATTGAGGTGATAAGGGAGCACGTTTGCCCATGAGTGTAACCAGATCTTTTTAGTGTAGTAGTAATAGTCAAGACCTACCACAAGAGAGTAACACCATTGTACAGGGAGTGCATCTTTGCTTGCTTTGACATAGTCATCTATAACTTGAGGTATAACAACCTCTTCCCAGACTTCTGTACTTGTAGCTGCAACAGATCCATTAGGATTTAAATAGTTTATTCCTGTTGGGTCAAATGCAATGGTGTACCCTTCTTCTAAAGCAAGGTTTGTGTAGTGTATGTTTCCATTAGATAACACCCACTCAGCTAAGGGATCATAACCATATGGTTCGGATATCCTTTGTGCTGTTCCTGCTGTAAGTGAAAATCTCTTGCCTATCTTTTGTCTATATCGTTGTGATGCTTCCATGTATTCTACATCAGCAAAACCATCTTGTAGATACTCCACCTTAACAACCCATTTGTCTGCTAGGTATCGTAAGAAGTGATGCTGGTCTACATAAGAGTCACCTTGTTGTCTTTTGTAATCTATCTCAAATAAAAACTCAAAGCCTTTAGTTCGTCCAATAGTAGCGGCATCAGAGTAAGAAGACTCTGTACCATCCTTAAATGTGTTAGCCTTATTCTCGTATCCAAATCTCTGTATCTTTCTTATACCCAGGGTCAGGGCATAATCAAATGGAGTTTCTACTATGTCGGTTTGAAGTCCATCTAATATAGAATATGTATTCTGATCTGAAATAGAAGTACCACCGTTAACTGCAGCATAGAATGTAGAAAATTTAAAAGTCTTCTTAAGCTCTTTCTTAAACTTACTTTCTTCTTGTGCATTTATCGTAAATGATAAAAGTAATAATATGGATAAAATTATTCTCATTTTACTTTAACTGTATCTAACATTATAATATGATCTACTCCATTTGTTAATCTTATTGTATCAACTCTAATTGAATCTTTATCACAACAATCTGCTACTGGTGTTGGATTTGGATTATATTTTGCAGGATTAAATAATCCACAACCTACAATTAATAATACCCATAATGCTGCTATATATTTCATAATTTAATTATTTTCTTAGTTATTCTTATTTTATCATATGTAATAATCAAATTATACATTCCATTAGGATAATCTGATAAATCAATTCTTTTAATGTTATCTACATGTATAACTTCTCCTATTATGTTGTATAGTTCTACATCAACATCTAATCTTGTTTCTACAGTAAAAGTATTTACTGTAGGGTTAGGGTAAACTATTATATCACTACCTGATAATTCATCTAGGTCTACAGGCCAACCATCTTCACAGTAATTATACATAGATTGACAAGTCTCATCCCATAAACTTGTACAACAATAACTATCTATATCTATAACCCAAGCATAGCAAGGATCATTTAACCAATAAGGTTCACCTGGTCCACCATAACAACCTGCATCATATAAGCAAGTGCTGTTATCTGGTAAGTTTACTAAAGCATCATAGTTATATGCATTAGGATCTGCACATCCTTCTATTATAATTACACAACTACCATCATCAAAACATGCATCTTCATCATAATTTAAAGCGGTAATGTCCATACAACCTCCAACATAACAACATGAGTTATCTAATGTATTTGCTAGCGGATCAAAGTTAAGAGCTGTTGTGTCTGTACAACCATATATAAATTCTATACACGTACCGTTATCTGTATTAGCTAAAGCATCATAATTAAAAGCAGTGGAGTCCATGCAACCATATACATAAGGTATGCAGTTGCCATTGTCTGTATTTGCAGTAGAATCATAATTAAACATAGTAGAGTCCGTACATCCTATAACAACACCTTCGCAACTTCCATCATCTGTGTTTGCATCTGCGTTATAATTAAAGGCTTCTGGATTAGTGCAACCTGGTATAGGGTATACACATCCATTATTAGTATTTGCTAACTCATTATAGTTCAAAGCAGTTGAATCTGTACAACCAATTACAACATCAATACATGAACCATTATTTGTGTTTGCAGTAGCATTAAAATTAAATGCACTTGGATCTGTGCATCCGTATATGGCATATATACATCCTGAGTTAGTATTAGCAGTAACTTGATAGTTTAGTGCTGTATCATCAGTGCAACCTATAACAACATCAACACAACTATCATCAGTAGTATTAGCTTGTGGATTATAGTTAAATGAATCAGGATTTGTACAACCATAGACAAATGAAATACATCCTACATTTGTATTAGCAGTTTCATCATAGTTATATGCTTCAGGATCAGTGCATCCATAAACAAACTCTATACATGATCCATCGTCAGTGTTAGCATTAATATTAAAGTTAAACATTGTGGGATCCATACAGCCGTACACAAATGCTTCACATGGGTTATTTTCATCTTCAGTATTTGCTTCAATATTATAGTTAAAAGCAGTTTCATCTAAACAACCGTATATAAATGGTTCACATAAATTATTGTTTGTATTTACATCTACACCATTTATACCTGTTATAGGATTACCAACACCATCATTATCATAATCATTATATGTATAAGAGTTTGGATTTAAACAACCATATATAAAAGGATAACAAGAGCCATCATCTGTATTAGCTAGCTCGTTGTAATTAAATTGATTTGACTGTGTACAACCTTCAATCACCGGTTCACAAGAATCATCATCTACATTTGCATCTGGATAATAGTTAAATGCTTCATCATCTGTACAACCGTACACTATTTCTATGCAAGAGTCATTATCTGTATTAGCATCTTCATCATAGTTAAACGCAGCAGAGTCTGTACAACCATTAATAACAGGCTCACATGATCCTGGTTCTAGAGTATTTGCTTCTTGATCATAATTAAATGCTAATGGATCTGTACAACCTAAGATAGTTGGTATACAAGGATCTGTTTCATCTTCAACAGCCACTTGATTAACTGTTGCTAGTTCATTATAATTATATGCTGTTTCATCTATACAGCCAAATATAGCATATACTTCACATGTTCCATTATCAAAGTCTGCTTCTATTGAATTTTGTTCTATATAATTATAATATTCAATATAAGCTGCATCGGTGCAACCAGGATTATAATAACAGTCATTACTGCTTGTATTTGCTATTGGGTCAAAGTTAACTGCTTCTGAATCTAAACAACCATAAATTTTAGGAATACAGTTATTACCACACAGAGCTTGACCTTGATATAGAAAGTTGTATTGGTTATAAGAAAGTATTGGATTTGTATAGGGATTAGTTCCACCTTCTAATATAACATCTCCTATAGGGTTAATTATTTCAAACCTACATTGTTCTGTTGTTTGTTGAGATTGACCAAAAGAATAAAAATAGGCTTTAACCATCTCACTGGTATTAAAATTAATTTCAGTTTCAAAAACTGTCTGATCACTTTGTAATGTAAAAGGTCCCCACCACTGATCACCTTGTGTAACTACTAAAAATGAACCAGCCCAACCATTATCGGCCCAATCTGTTAATCTTAATGTATTTGTACAATTAGGATTTGATAGTTGTGTATTTGCATCAGGGTTAAAATTAAAAGCATCAGGATTTATACAACCAAATATTCTTTCTGTTTGACATGATCCGTCATCTTCATTAGCATAAGGGTTAAACTCTAAATACTCATTGTCTGTACATCCTTCTACAGCCTCTGGTGCACATGGTGTTACTTGACCAACATCAATTATAAGCTCTCCAAAATCACCTATACCTTCTGATATTGTATCACCACATTCTGTATATACAGCCCAAGTACCATCTATACCACCCCATTGAGCTCCGCCAAGACCATCTCCATATGAGTCTTGCAACCAAAACATTATATTAGTATTGTCATCAATACAAGTTTGATATTCTACTGTAGTGCCTACTGGTACACCACAATATGTTGTGTTATCATTTACTTCTGCTAAAGGTGTTCCATCACCATATTGATCATATATTATCCAACTAGTTTCACAGCCATACTGATCTACCATTATTTCAACTGTAACTAAAGTTTTACCTGGTGTACATGTTATATCACCTCCATTACATGAGCCATCATCTATAGTTGCTGCAGGATTATAGCTAGCTGCTACTGGATCTGTACAACCTGGTATATTAATACAAGACCCATCATCAATACCTGCTTCTTCATTATAGTTTAATGCATTTGGTTCAGTACATCCATAAATAAAAATGCAAGGATCTACTTGCCATATTTCTCCTACTATAGCATTTACATTTACACCTGGAGTATTTGTATTAGGATTCCCATCTGCTTCTGCTTGTGTTGATACCACATAGATTAATGTTGTAGGTGAATTACAACCTCCACCATCAAAAGCTACAGCATCTATAAACCATTGCTGTCCATTATCACCAACATATATTCTTGCACCAATTTGTAGAATATCTTGATATTGTAAATAAAATTCGGGATCAACTCCAAAGTGAGTATTAGTAAAAGATACCAGGTTACATGTTGAACCTGGTGTTATAATGCCTGTTGGTATATCTGCTGCAAGTGGATTATAATTAAATGCAAACTCATTTATACATCCATAAACATATGTACAACTACCATCATTAATTAAGGCATCTTCATTAAAGTTTTCTGCTAATTCATCTGTACAACCTTGTAAAGGGGGAGCACACGGAGCTATTGTTAAAGTATCTACTAAAGATATTGGCCCGCTTGGTTCTGTTGATAATAATGAATCTGCAAAAAAGGCACCTTCTACATACATTAAACTATCTTGACAAGCGTTACTTATTGAAAACCATCCATCATTACCACCCCAAAAAGATCCAGCTAGTCCATCACCATAAGTATCATTTAATGATATAATGTATTCACCTGCTGGTATACTTATTACAGTATCATGTAAAAATTCTGGTAATAAAAACGGTTCATTTACAGCTATTGCAGCACCACTAACATCATACAGCTCCCATGATATTTCATTAGAATACTGATCTGTTTGCAGTTGTATATGTATCCAAGACTCTTGTGAAAACAAGAGAAAAGGAACTAATAAAAGAAATATTAGTTTTTTCATAATAAATAAGTATTGCTCTTAATACTTATCTAATGTCCATGTACCGTATTCAACCTTTATGGTTCCAGCACTAGCAGTACCTTTTACAGCTCTAGTATCATGTACGCAAAAGAAACTCGTTTCCCCTGGTCCTACTTTTAATGTATTATTACTATCAAAAGTAATATTTAAAAAAGCAGTAGGATCTAAATTTCTTATATACATATACATACCATCACTAGCTGTTGTACCAGCAGGTGCAGTTGCTATAGTAACAATTGAAGATATAGATAAAGTACCAGTCTGAATAGCAGGATTTTTTACATTTGCTATTTTAGACGCAGTAAAATTTACTCTATCTTTTGCTACACCACTTGTTGAAAGTTGAATTATACTCGTTAAAGTTGCCATATTCTTTCTAATTTATTTATTTAACACTCTTTATTTTTGCAGCATGAATCTCCACACCACTTTAAACATATATAGTTAAAACTAACTATACATAATAATTTACATAAAAATTTTTTCATATTAAAATTTATTTAATACTAATTCATTAATCTCTTTTTGTACCTTTTTAGGTGTTTTATCTGGGCATAAACTAAAAGAAATATCCCCTTCAAATCTTTCAACTTCCTCTCCGTCATCAAACACTATAACAGTAGGTAACACTGTTATGTCATTATCTTTTGCTGCATTACTATCAAGATCTATTCTATAAGTGTCTGCATCTTCTATATCTTTTAACCAAACACACTCATTTGATGAGTTCCATTCGGCCCAAAATTCTACAACTGTTACACCCTCTTGACTATCACTAAATGTTTTGTCTGTTAAAATCTGTTGACTAAAACAGACATAAGAAAATAAAAGACATATTAACAGTATCCATTTCATTTTAAAGCATCTATTTTATCTTCCATACGTTTTAAGTCTTCTTTAATTTCTTCTACATCATCTGCAGTATTTTGAATAGTTAAACGTATGTTTTTATCTTTCATGTCAAACTCCATCCTAGTAACTTCAGGATCAGGGGGAGCTGGTAACTCTTTAGCTTCAGCTATATCAGCTTGCAAAACAAACCACATACTTACTAAAGTGGTAATTAGAAAACCTATTCCACCAAGTGTTTTTACACTTATTTCAAACTTTGAATCTTCTGATAGTTCTTTTGCCATAACCTATGATCCTGAGAATACACCAATTTCTAATACAGGAGATCCACTTGCTGAAAATGCTAGTACATCTACTAATGTTGTCCAAGGAAACATAGCCCATTCTTGACCTTGTAATATTATTTCTCCACCCGCTGCTGCAGATAATTGAATTGTTATTACAATACCACCTTTAGCTTCTCTGTTTCTTAAGTAAACAATTGTACCTGTTGCATATTCATCAGCTTCAAGAATTTTTTCTCCTGCTGCTGAATTAGTATCTATAGATCTACTTGTAATACCTCCAGACAGTGCAGTGTATGTAAAACTTTTATCTACTGCAATAGGATCAGAAGTTATTCCTGAAACATCTGCTTTTACTTGTGCTGTTAATGTTGCCATATTATTATTTTTATTTTGTTAATTATTATGCTCCTGAAAATACTCCTACTTCTAATGTAGCAGCACTATCTACTAAAGCATGATATACTTCAATATCTGTAGCAGCCTTCCAAGGAAATACTGTCCACGTTTTAGGTGCTAAGCTTATATGTGTTGTACCTGAAGTTAATTCTACTTGAATTGTTTCAGTGGAACTCATATTTCTTAAATATATTACAGTACCTTCAGCATAATAAGTTGCTTCTACAATTGTTAAAGCACTACCTGTTGCTCTTGCTGAAGTTAGTGTTTTACTTGTAATACCCCCTGCAATAACAGTAGGAGACATTGTTACATCTAATGCAATAGCATCAGCTACTATGTCTGATACTGTTAGTTTAGTTTGCGCGGTTAAAGTTGCCATATCTTATTATTTTATTTATTATTCAAAAATTAACATCCATTCAACCTGTGTAGTTGCAGATGTACATTTTACATTTATATCTTCAGTTCCTTGCCAAGGTATAAAAGCCCAATCATCTGGATCTAAAAAACCTAAACTTTTAGATCCTCCTATAGTACCAAGAGTTATTTCTACTTGCGTAGTATGACCCGTATCTGTATTCTTTATATATAACTTGTGAGCTTTTGTATCTGTATAACTAGCAGCTGCTAATAGTTGAGTTTCTGTTGCTGCTGCAAATGTTCTTCTAGCTAAACCAGTTGTATCTTCTAAACCATCTGAAGTTCCCAACTTAGTTAATGTTGCTGTATCATCAATAGCTAATACAGAAGTTAATAAACTTCCGGCTGCACTATCTAATTTTAATTGTGCTGTAATTGTTGCCATGTTAAATATTTATTTATATTGTTCCTCCTTTTCTTTTACCTGATCTTCTCTTATTAAGATCTACAGGTTTAGTTCTACCTTGGTTTATTAGGTTTTGTTTTGAGGTTTTGAGTTTCATGCTTTCAATAGTATTCTTAAGCATAATGTTTTCTGTAGCTACTTTATTCAATGCGTCTCCTATTAATGCATCATTTTGCTCCAACATTTGTTGTTTGTGGAGCTCCATTGCCATCATTTGCATTTCTTTATTAGTCATAATTATAAACTACTTTATATTATAATATACTAATTTTTTAAGAAATACCATACTTTACTCCGTAATAAGTGTTCAATTGATCTAATTGTACATCACTTAAAGCTCTATCCCATTGTAAAAATTCATAAAACTTACCAACAAACTGATTTGTTGATCCTAAATTTCTACCAAAGTAAAAATTAACATTAGCATTATTTGCTGTTAAGTCTCTGTTTTCACCTGAAAAGTCAGTTGTACTTGTATGAACCAATGTTCCATTTTTATATATTTTTATTTGACGTACATCTGCTCCACTAGTATTAGCTTCTCCTCCAACTACAGTCCAAAACTCTTTTCCTGAAAATGATGTACCTGAATCAACAGCTGATAATGTAACTTTAGGCCAATAATACATTTGATCATCACTTTCTTCTATACCAACTGCACTAGAAAGTCTACCAGAATCTTGCCAAGCAAAATAAAAATGATCTATAGTTTCAGTAAGATTAGAATTTTGAATAACAAAAGAAAAAGAAAAATTTTCTTGATTTAAAGTTACTCCACCCATCTTACCAGAACTAACATTTCCTAAAACTCTTGTAGAATATAACCAATTAGATCCATCAAAAGTTAAAAAACTTTCTCCATATTCTGTACTTTGGGTTAATACAGGAGCTTCAGAAGCAGTACCACTATTTTGTATAATTGCTGTATTAAGTGAAGTAGAGCTTGCTCCTAAACCATCATATGCTTTATTAGTTATATTTAAAACTCTAGTTCCATTTGCAGCTTTAGTTGTTCCTCCTGCATCTTGAAATAATGTATCCCCATCACTCATGTCATACCATGCTACAAGATTAGTAGTAGATAGTGATAAAAAAGTGATTCCTGTTGGGTTCTGTTGAACCCTCATAGGAAAAGAATTTTTTAAAGATAAAGATAACCCTTTCATATTATCTCTTATAAGCTACACACTGACCACTTTTTAAAACAAGTTTAGAAAGCTGTACAAAAATAGTTGTTCCTGATGCTAACTTAAGATCTGCATCTAAATCATATTTTGAATGAGAAGTTGTATTAGAAACAAAAGATCTTGCATCTGGGTCTCCAGTTGTAGTTGTAAAATCTATTACACAACCATCTGCTCCAACTGCTGTTATTGCATAAAAATTTCCTGTATTTGCTACAGTATCATGTACATAAACAGATGAACCTGGTATAGTTTGCAATGAAACAATACTTCTTAATAGTTCTGTTTGTATTGTAAATTTAGGATCAGCATTTAATCCTGAAGGTGAATTTGCCATAGTATATATTTTTATTATATTTGTATACTATTATAATATACAAAAAAATATAACCAATTAAAAATGACAAATATGAAAAGATTTAGTTTTGGAATTGAAATGCTTTCAGAATCACCTTTATTAGGAATATACGTGCAACAATGTGAGGTACAGTTTGTTAAGGAATGGGAACCTGCAACCATAGTATCTTTTGGATTTTTATTTTTTACTATTTCTTTCACATACTTACATCCTAAATCATAATTTTTAATTATATTATAATTACCTGTTCATCTCAGGTATCCACATTTATTAACTGTTAAATAACTAAAAAATGGAATTGAATAACAAGATCCTTAGTGATATCACTGTCTATATGAAATACGCAAAATATTTACCAGAATTAAAAAGAAGAGAAACTTGGGAAGAACTGGTAACAAGAAATATGAACATGCACATAAAAAAATATGATGCACTTAAAGATGATATAGTTGCTGCTTATACATATGTATATAACAAAAAAATATTACCATCTATGAGGTCTATGCAATTTGCAGGTAAACCAATTGAGATTAGTCCTAATAGAATATATAACTGTGCATACCTTCCTATAGATGATGTAAACGCATTTAGTGAAACCATGTTCTTATTACTTGGTGGTACAGGTGTTGGTTATTCAGTACAACAACATCATGTAGAAAAACTTCCGTTAATAAACAAACCTTATTCAAAAAGAACTAGACGCTACTTAATTAGTGACTCCATAGAAGGATGGGCAGATGCAGTTAAGATTCTAATGAAGTCCTACTTAAATGGTAAAAGTTCACGTATAGTATTTGACTATTCAGATATTAGACCTAAAGGTGCTAGACTGGTTACATCAGGAGGTAAAGCCCCTGGTCCACAACCATTAAAAGAATGTATATTAAAAGTAACAGGTATATTAGAAAATAAAGAAGATGGTGATGCATTATCTACATTAGAAGTACATGATATTGTTTGTCATATAGCAGATGCTGTATTAGCCGGTGGTATTAGACGTGCTGCATTAATTAGTCTATTTAGTGCTGATGATAGTGAAATGATTGCTTGTAAGTCTGGAGCTTGGTGGGAACTAAATCCGCAACGTGGTAGAGCTAATAACTCTGCTGTTCTTATGAGACATAAGATAACTAAGTCTTTCTTTATGGATCTATGGAAAAGGGTAGAGTTAAGTAAAGCCGGTGAACCTGGTATTTACTTTAACAATGACAAAGACTGGGGTACAAACCCATGTTGTGAAATTGCTCTACGTCCTTTTCAATTCTGTAACCTTTGTGAAGTTAATGTAAGTAATATTGAATCTCAAGAAGACTTAGAAGCAAGAGTTAAAGCTGCTGCATTTATAGGAACACTTCAAGCAGGATACACTAACTTCCACTATCTAAGACCAATATGGCAAGAGACTACAGAAAAAGATGCGTTAATTGGTGTATCTATGACTGGTATAGGATCTAAAAAAGTTCTTGCTGATTATATAGATATGACTACTGCAGCAAAGATTGTTAATAAAGAAAATGCACGTGTAGCTAAACTTATTGGAATTAAAAAAGCTGCTAGAACAACAACAGTAAAACCTGCTGGTACAACATCATTAACGTTAGGTACTAGTTCTGGTATACACGCATGGCACAATAACTATTATGTAAGAAGAATACGTGTAGGTAAAAATGAATCTATATATGGATATCTTGCAAACAACCATCCTGATCTTGTAGAAGACTGTGTGTTCCGTGGTCATGATACCGCTGTAATAAGTATACCTCAAAAAGCACCAGGAGGATCTATACTAAGAACTGAATCTGCTTTTCAACTATTAGAAAGAGTTAAAAAGGTTGCAACTGAATGGGTAAAGCCTGGTCATAGAACAGGATCAAATAGTCACAATGTTTCTGCTACTATTAGTTTAAAAGATGAAGACTGGGATGATGCGGGTGAGTGGATGTGGAAAAACAGAGATCATTATAATGGACTAGCTGTATTACCTTATGATGGTGGTACTTACACTCAAGCTCCATTTGAGGATATAGATGAGCATAAGTTTAATACAATGGTTACATCGTTAATGGATATAGATCTTTCTAAAGTTGTAGAAGATGATGATGAAACTAATTTAATGGGAGAGCTAGCATGTGCTGGTGGTGCTTGTGAAGTCAGGTGAGTTTAATCCATATTCCTATAAAGACCGGAACGGCAACATGGTCATGACTGCAGCATACCACCTTAAGAGGGGGTACTGCTGTGGTAATGGTTGTAGACACTGTCCTTTTAAATCAAAAGACCAAAAACAAAAGCAGTAGCTATTATTAACACATATATATAATTAGTAACATTTATTCTCATACTAATAATATACAACTGTAATGTTAAAGGAAAGTTAAGGACTTGTGAATTAATCCCCCACCCAGAAGTTTTTTACATTATCATATGACATCCATCTGTTAAGTGCATAAAGACCTGGGAATGCATCATAGAATTCTTTATAAAGTTTAAGATCTCCTTTCTTAGCACCTCTTTGATAGTATATTCTTTTATCTAATTCAACATCTCCTTCACCACGTAAGCTATATGATCCAATAATAAAAGGTGTTTGTACACCAGTCATTAATGCTTCAGACATTTCTTTCATCATTCTTACAGAACTAATTGGAGACTTCATTAACATAAAAGCATCTCTAGGGTTTACAAACTGGAGAAGCTCTCTTCTTTGCCTATCCATCTGATACATAAAAGCATTTTGAAATCTTTTCATTGTGCCCTTCTTATCTTCGTCTGTATCATCCCACATAGCGGCAAACATTTGTCTTAACATCACTGTCATCATAAATAACATTAATTCACCTGCAACTCTGTGAAGATTTTTAACTTTCATTTCTGCCTTCTCTCCTTGCAACTCTTTCCAATCTTTAGCTGCTGTTCTAATATCTGTCATATTCTTAGCAGTATAAGTCATAAAATTCCAAAAGGTTCTGTATCTACCTTCTATCCAACCTAGATTCTCATCAAAATATTCTGATCTGTATCTAGCCTTAACAGCTGGAGCAATCCATTTATGAAACTGTGCAGCTAATTGTCCTAATGCGCTAGACTGTAATACCATTCTATCCTCATAAGCATAGTTACCATGTACATGTATATTAACTTCACGTATGTATTGTCTAATATCATATCTTGCTTTATCAGACATCTTTTGTTGCTTGCCTGTTTGAAAGTCTATTACTGTATCATACCCTTCTTGTAGAGATAGTTTACCTGTTTCTTGATTGTACTCATAAGCATCAAAAAGAGATATTGCACTTTTACTTCCATCTGGATCACCACTTTTAAATATTTTAGTAGACATCAGTATAGACATACCTACTTTAGTTTGTACATTATACTCAGCAGCATCCTGTAACATATAACCCCAGCTCATAGCTTTTCTTACTGGACTTTCTTTACCAGCAGTTTTGTTTTGTTCTCGTATATCTGCTTTATCATCCATCATTCTAAATAATTCTACAAGAGCTTCATACTTACTACCAGGTTTATATTTTTCATACTGCCCTGGACTTACGCCCATTGCATCATTAAGAAAAGTTCTGCCACCCATTCTTTTCATAAAATCTGGTATCATTCTTTGATTAAATTCTTTTGTTGCTCTTGTAGCAGCTTTTCTATCATACCATCTTGCACCAGCTGTTTCTACTAAATTATTTAATCTACCAATAGCATAGTTATTTAAATTACCCCAAGGGTTAAGACCAACATAAGTTAAAGATGTATAACTAATTAAATTTTTAGATATTTTTTCAAATACATTTTCTGTTTTTTGATCATCATCATAAAATACCATCTTCATCCATTTTTTTGCTCTTCTAACAATCAAAGGAGTTTCTAATCCTGAACTACCCTTTAGTCCAGCTTTTTCCATTACACCATCTTTAAAAGTTTTAAGGTCATCACCTGTTGCTGGATCATATGTTCTTTTTTCTAATACTTTTATTAATGAACTAAGAGTATCTTCTACACCAGACATAATTTCATAATTTTCAGCCATTGCACTAAACCTTATTAAACTATCAGCAAGATCTCTACTAAGCTCAGTTGCTTCAGGTCTATTTTGCATTCTTCTTTTTTTACCTTTTAAATCTTCAAGTTGTTGTTTTAATTTCTCTATAGCTAGTTGTGTTGTTTTTGGATCACCATTAGCT